CATCAAACTTTTTTAGTTTTAATTGTATTTGTCTTGCTAATGTAATCATAAAGTCAGTATATAAAAAAACCCCATGTATGTCAAGGACATACACAGGGTAACTTTTAGAGGGAACTAAAACTTTTTATATGCTATCTAGCACCGAGCATAATCTCACGAAACCTTTTCATATCAAACTCAGAGATATTATCTAGCCCACTGCTTTGCTTATATATATCTTGAGCCTGATGAAGATTGATAGAGTTTTTTCTATCATAAGTTTTAGCTTTGTTTTCTTGTTGGATAAGGTCAATGCCCCATCTTGTTTGGTCTGTCATAGTTTTCTCCTTTGTTATTCTTATACTATATCAAGGATATATTGTTGTGTCAAATAGTACAGACAAAAAAAAGCCCTACCGATATTGCTACCGATAGGGCTTAGACATTTTCTTCTGTCATACTTCTTCCTTTACATAAATGTTGCGACTGTCAATAAAGATATCGTCAACCAAAATGTAACTAACAATGTCTTTTGCATAACTTTTTCCTTTCTCTTTGTTATACAACGACCTTACCAAAGCACTTAACCTGTGTCAAGTGCTTGGGCGTTCCATTTATTTGTTTTAGATTTTTATAAACCGACTGATTTAGCCATGTAATTCAATAGTAAATAAACAACTATTCCTATTGATATTATTGTAATTATTTTTGTCATTATTTAACCTTGATAAACCTTAAAAATTTGCAACCTTTACAACTACAAAGCCACGAATATTCAAAGCTAAATATTTTTTTAAATATATTCATTTTTTTCTTTTTATTTTTGGTTGTAATATCTCAAATGTATGTTTCTTTATTTGTTTATCGTAGTAATTACTCATGTAATTAGATACAAAATATAGAATAAGCCCTATAAATATAAGGCTTATTCCAATAGTTAAAAGCAATTCAAACATTATGAGTATATGCTCTCATTAATTGATTTAATAGTTTCCGAAACTGTTGGAACTATTTTTTTTATTTCATTATTAGTAAGTTTTTTAAATGTGCTTTCAGTTGTAGCAATCACTAAAAAATTACTCATGATTTTATTAAGTGTGTTTAAATTAGAATTGATTTTTTTTAATTCTAATTCAACGCCTGTTTTATTTTGTGTACTCATTTTTTATTTACCTCTATTTGTTTGTTAATAAGTTTTTAGAATATCAAAATAATTAAGCTATGTCAATTTTGCATAGGTCAGTATCAAGCTATGCACTAGGGACATATGTTGTTTTTGCATATGGTAAAGAGGTATGCACTCAGCACATAGCTAGCAATCAAGCTATGCAAAAAGGGGCAACTCTTAACAGGTGTTAAGGACAACCATAGGTTGTAAAATAATAAAAATAATTGATTAATTAAGCAAAAATAATTTGCATTAAGAGTAAAAATAACTAGAATAACAGTTAATGATTTATAAAAATTTATTCATAAAGAATAAAGATAAATCTAAAATAGGTAAAAACATGACTAAAGACGTTAAAAAAGTAATAGAAAACAATACTAATAATGAAAAAATCTTAGGCTCATTAAGGGCTAATGAAAACGCAAAAAAGGTATTGTTTAAGGCTACTAATTTAAGCAACAACTTAATGAAATTAGTACCCGAAATGGCAGTATCAGTTAATGAAATAATTACTGAAATTGACACAAAGCAAAAAGGCAAAATTAAAGGGCAAATTGATCTGCAATTTTTAAGATCACACCTTTATACTTTGGCAAGTTATGACAGAAAAAAAGCAGTTAATTCTGCATTTGAAATGGCAGTAACTAGATCAGTAAAACTAGGCATCTTAATGAATACTGAAAAAAATCAGTTTTCAGTTAATGATAAAAATGAAGTTCTAGTAATGGATAAGATCGCAACGCCAATGATTGATGTTAATAAAAAAGGTCAAAAAGGTGGGGCAACTAAAATTGCTAATACTAGTGAGAAATTAGTTCCAGTTCATACTGGGTTAATTGACAAAGTATGGTCTACTAAATTTGCAGTTCAAACTAGAACGCCATCAACTAAAGACACAGCTAGAAATTTCAAAACACTTTCAAATGAATTTCTAACTGAATTAAATAAGGTTTATAATTATGCATCTAAAAAAGATTATGCAAAATTATTATCTATGGTTGATGAGAAAGTTATTGAAAATCTAGGCAACACTTTGGCGTTATTACAGGACAACGCAATTCGTAACGAATGGACAAAGGCTAACGATTTACAAGCAACTGATGTTAGCGGAAATTTAAAATCTGCATAAATAAAACTAGCTAACACTTAAAGCCCCCCTCGTAAAACAGGGGGGTTTTTTTTTGCCTACTCTAAAAATAATTCCGAGTGATTAACAAGCTTTACACTAGGTACAAAATTTTGCTTTACCCCAAACTCACACCAAACGAAACCACAATTAAAACTAGGGTGTACCCTTGACTATATTCTGGGGGGAAACTTTTTTATTTTTGCGATTACCCTTGATTTACCTAAGGGGTACACGAGTGACCACCCCCGTATGCCCCCGTAGATATATACGATTATGCTAAAATCCCAGATTGCCCTGTAAACCACCTAGTGGCTACATTTATGCACTCAATATTCTGTAAATCTCTTGGCTATATGCTAGGGTGTTCCCTAGGGGGTATGTATAAATAGGTATATATTATATATAAAACCCCCCCGCAGTATCTTCAATACTATTATACACCTCCTTTTTACTTTTGTCAATGCTGATATGTTACAAAAGTGTCGCAGATTACAAATAATCTTAAATTAGTACTTGACAAAAGTCAATATCGTGTGTATACTAGAATCAGGTACACTTTAAACGGGCACACAAACACAATCGCATGCATACATGCACAACGGGTCATCACTAAACTGTACCAATTTTATCGGGAACACCTAGGATTCCCATAAAGTTTAACAATTTAAGGATATAAAAATTATGGCTAAAATGACAGCAGCTGAAAAAGAGAAAAGAAAACCAAAATTTCTTGAAAAACTCTTTAAAAGCAAAACTAAAAAAGCACCTATGTCTAATGTAGACAGCGGTAGAGGTGGAAAAGATTCAGCTAGACAAAAAATGTACGACAAAGAAAGTATGTTTGCAAAAAAAGCTGCAACAAGAGATACAGCTAAAACTAAAATTAGTGATAGATCATTTAAATCTACCTTCGATGCTGCTACTAAAGCAGGTAAGAGTACTTTCACTTATGGTGGAAAAGACTTTATGACTAATAAAGGTAAAGCTGAGAATAAAGATAAGATGAAAACTAGAATTGCACCTAAAGGTAGCATTAAAAAGAAATCTAGTTTAGACGCTGACACTATTGCATCTTACAAAAAAAGAATTAAGTACATGAAAGACAGAAAAGCTAAAGGTAAAAACTTCTCTGCTAAAAACTTAAAAGAATTGGAAGCAAAATTAGCAGCAAACTAAAAACAATGTTAACCAAGAAAGCTTTGGATCTTCCATTTAAGGAAATCATGGAGCTTGTAAACGCAAACAATGGATTCTACTATTCTAAAGACTCAAAACAAAAGCTTAACAGATACTCAGGAGAAGTTTCTAGACGCATTATTCGGAGAAGCACAAGGAAACCCAAGACGAGCAGGTGAGCTTGCAGGTTACTCAGAACATTCATATCCTAAAGTTCTACGTAATCTTAAAGACGAGATTGTTAAACGAGCAGAAAACTATTTAGCCATACATTCTGCAAAAGCTGCAACTAAAATGGTAAACATGCTAGACGAAGATGGAACAACACCTCATGCTAGTATCAGAATGGAAGCAGCAAAACAAATATTAGATCGTATTGGTATTGTAAAGAAAGATCAAGTAGATATTAATATGAATTTAAAACATGGTATGTTTATACTACCAGCAAAAGACGAAGTAGAAGAATCAATTGTTACTCCAGTCCAAGATTAAACGTAAAGCTAGAACTATTCCTTTTGGATACAAACTAGCAGAAGACACAGATTATATTGAACCAATAGAATCTGAATTAGAAGCTTTAGAAGAAGCAAAGAAATTTTTAAAAACATGTTCATACCGAGAGGTAGCTATTTGGCTAACAAGAAAAACAGGAAGGTACATATCATATGTCGGACTTAGAAAAAGAGTCGCAAGAGATACCGCTTCCAAAACCAAAGAAGAAAGTCAAGACCAAAGCCAAGCAGTCAGCTAAACAAGCTTTAGCTAGAACACGTAAAAAAGTTGCAAAGGCAGAACAATCTCTACGTTCAGCCAAAGCTCATGCCAAAAATGTCAAGGATAAATTGTTAACCATTGACAAAGTATTAGATGGTAAAGAACAGCAACTTATAACCCAAGACGTAATAGAAGATGTTCCAGAAAATATTCAAGAACATCTAGCTGCACAGAATATAATCTTTAAACCTAATGATGGTCCACAAAGAGATTTTCTAGCAGCCTCAGAACGAGAAGTATTTTACGGTGGAGCAAGAGGTGGTGGTAAATCATATGCCATGTTAATAGATCCTCTACGATACTGTCATAAAGAACATCATCGTTGTCTATTACTCAGAAGAACAATGCCTGAGTTAAGAGATTTGATTAATCATTCTCAACGATTATACTCAAGAGCATTTCCAGGAGCAAAATGGAGAGAGCAAGAAAAAGAATGGAGATTCCCATCAGGAGCAAAAATAGAGTTTGGTTATGCAGAGAACATGACAGACGTTTTGCGATACCAAGGGCAATCTTACACATGGATAGGAATAGACGAACTTCCACAATATCCTTCGCCAGATATATATAATTTTCTAAGATCGTCACTTAGATCAGTTGATCCAAGTATACCAGTATACATGAGGGCTACAGGTAACCCAGGTAACGTTGGATCACAGTGGGTTAAAGAAATGTTTGTAGATCCTATAGATCCAAACACAGCTTTTAACATAGAGATTTCTACACCCTCAGGTATAAAATATATAACAAGAAGATTTATACCAGCTAAGTTACAAGATAATCCGTACCTTATGCAGACTGATGATTACTATGCAATGTTATCATCACTACCAGAAGTACAGAGAAAACAATTTTTAAATGGAGACTGGGATGCATTTTCTAATGCAGCATTCTCAGAATTTGACAGAGATGTACATGTTGTCGAACCTTTTGAGATACCTAAAGGCTGGCAGAGATTTCGTGCTGCTGACTGGGGTTATTCTTCTCCTGCTTGTTGCTTATGGTTTGCTATTGACTACGATAATAATTTATGGGTTTATAGAGAACTGTATACTCAAAAGATTACGGCAGATGTATTTGCAAGAAAAGTCATAGACCTAGAGCACGGAGAATATATACGTTACGGGGTCTTAGACGCTAGTACATGGGCAAGAAGAGGTGATGTGGGTCCAAGCATTGCAGAAACAATGATTCAAGCTGGATGCCGTTGGAGACCTTCTGATAGAACTCCAAGAAGTAGAATTAGTGGAAAGTTAGAAATTCACAAAAGGTTAAAGGTTGAAGACAAAGAACCTGGTATTCGTATATTTTCTAATTGTAGAAATTTGTTAAGAACATTTCCTACACTACCAATAGATGATAGTAATCCAGAAGACATTAATACACACGTAGAAGATCACGCATATGATGCATTAAGATACGGATGTATGAGTAGACCGATGCATACAAGTTATGCAAGAAAAGCATTTGGTAGTAACACAACAACTAATTTTGTCCCCTCAGATAAAATATTTGGATATTAACAGAGAGGATAGATGAAGAAAGTAAAGTTACCTACTATAGATAAAAAGAATTTTCCTTATGACTTAGTACAAGTGATATGGGAAGATATCGTTGGAGATGCAGGCTGGGCTGAAATCCCAGAGATTAAAAGTGCTAGCACAGCAATATGTTGTAGTCTAGGATATTTAGTATTTCAAAACGATAAGAAAACTATTATCATGTCAGATTTTATATTTGAAGATAATGGTAAAGTAAAAACAGGTGGTGGTTATACTACTCTCCCAACAACAAACGTTTTACAAATAAAAAAAATAAAAACATAGGAACAATATGGAAACTAAATTTGACCC